TGCCCACCAGTCTGTTTCCGCAAGCATCTGGTCACGTTCTTTACGCAAAGACTCCATATCACGGTCAGCTTGACCCGCCGCCCACGCCGCTTCTTCGGCATCCCTTGCGGTTTCCTCTGCGGCTGTGAACGCTATACGTTCACCATTGACATAACGATATCTTGTCATAATTACGACTCCGCCAAACCATATAAAACAAATTTAGTACCAGCTTTGAAGTTTCCGCTTGCTGGATAAATTCTTATACCAGCTACATCTGTTGTCACTATGTCAGGACGCATAATCCAGCCAAATGAACTGTGTGAGGGGTCTCCATTTGTAGCCACATAAGCACAATTCCCATACATATGTGGCATGATAGAGTTATTCGCCGCCTGATTTATCAAGCTAAGATTTATCTCTAAAGCAAAACCAATCTCTACATTGGTTCCTCCATTAGCCCCAATCGCTGGAGTAAAGTGCATATAGGGGTCATTACCAGCCGCTGAGCCAATAAGGTCTCTGCCCCTGTAATAATTTGTGCCTGTAATATCAGTATCACTGCTATCTCTGAATACAGCCCTTAATACAGTGTTGTCAGTATCGTTTAAACCTTGAGCGTATATTTTGTAATTTGTGTTAGCTGACGTATCAATCAGGCTGTTAAAAGCAACCTCACTTGCATCAGATGCTAGTGTTTGCGTTGAAAGATGAGCCAGACCGGGTGTGCCACCAGCCCCTGTTACAGTACCAGTAAACGCATAGTCATCTGCTAAATCAATACTGTCTGCATCTAGTTTTGAAAGTGCCATATCTTACTCCGGCCAGTCGTTTATCGGGGCATTCCCTGTTGGTTCGCCGTCACTGTCAACTGGTGCATCCCATAATGCCATAAAAGCCGCCATATCGCTAGCCCCATCAATTGATGCTTCAATTGTGTTGCTTGCAGTGCGGATCGCGGCACGAGCGGTAGCAACGTCACTAGGTAAAGAGTAGTCCGCAACCTCTGACGCCTTGATTATCATCCAGTCTGTGGGAGCCAGCATACTTGCGGCCTGATCTTTAATGGTTTGCTTCCATACAGACTTCAGGCCAAGCGTCACCATCTGATCGCTATTTTCGTCTAAAAGCGGATCACCGTCCTCATCGACTTCGTTAATGTCCACGAGTGAGCGCTCAATCAGGTTGCCGTCAGCATCGCGGCCCCAATAGAAGCGGTTGTCAAATGGAGCCGGGTCATCTTCCCAAGTCAAGCCAGCGGCGGTTTTATCCGCATCTGACCAGATTGACCAGTTTTGTGGATGCTGGACTCCGTTGTCATCAACCCACGCTTTACCAACGCGGATAGTTCTAGTGTTATACTTCCATGCCATAATACTATCTCCTTTTATCTGGCGTTGGCGTATTTGAATGGGGCTTCGGCAAAGGCGAGGTAGATGTAGTTTGCAACATAATTTGATGCATACTGATCCCGTAATTTAAAACCATTGCTAACAAAATCTAAATTCCTTGTTGATATGTTAGTTGCTTCAGCCGCGCTGCTTGCTGCCGCAATATAATCATTCATCACGTTAAAAGGACTAGCCTCATCATAATATATATTCCACTCAAGATTTGTACTTTCTGCATCTTTTAATAACAGCCAACGCGGTCTAAATCCTAAGTAGACAAACGTGCCATTTGCGTTGGCGTTGCCGCGATATGAGCCGACGGCTGAATAACCTTCAATTCCTCTAAACGCATAAAACACATATGAATCTGTGTTTGCGTTAACAAGTTCGTGCGAACCAATAGTAAACACACTGCTAGTAAACGTGCCGTTGTTCCAAGCTGTACTTCCTATACCTACTGCAGCACCGCTGTTCAAAAGCAAGTAAGCATTTGTCGGCGTTGCTGTCTGGTCTTTGTGATATACAGGCCAATCTCTTGCGTTAGTTCTGCGCTTTACAATAACCATTTCTGGAATTTCGCCTAGCGAATGCCCAATGGTTGCCCCCGCAGTAGCATTTCCTGTATAGGTTCCCACTGCAAAACCCGCATCAGGTGCAGCCGATACGCTTGACGTAATACTGCCATCAGTGTTGCTGACTGCTGTGCCGCCAGCTTTCCAATTCCAGCCAACGTAGGTTACTGTGTTTGTATTAGAAGAACCAGTGCCTGACGCATCTGTTCCAAGAGTAAAGCCATCTGCATCGAAAGACTTTATTTTTGTAGTGTCAGTTTGCTCTGCATTTGTTAGGTTAGAAAATAATTGTTTAGTTGCGCCTCGCACACTGTCAGAAAGAATATGTGTACTAGCCGCTGACCGTGTTTTGACCCAAACCCAATCAGGCTGAAATCCGACACCCGTTATAGCTGTGTCATCTGTGCTATTACCAGTATACAGCACAGTATTAAAGTAATCATCAGCCTGTTCCGCGCTGTTCGGGCCGATGGCTGGTTCTGGTAGGTTGGCTGAACAGAGGGCTTTGTAACCAGATGGCACCGAATACTTGAAATCACCGTAGCCATTAGCATCGGTGTTGCCGCCAGCCGGTAGTGATGCACCGGCAAAAGTGCTGTCCTGACCATAGTTGGTTGAAAGGGAAAGAGTGCTGTTTATTGACACCGCTGGAACATATTGCCCCGTCAGCCCAGTTGCGGCGGCAGTACCAGAATTTTGTATCGAACCATTTTTATAAAAATAAAGTGCGCCAGCTTTAACGGCTATTCCAATAACATCGCCTGTTGTAAAGCTGTCGCCGTAAGAGGAGTCAATGCCACCGGTGCTTATGCTGCCACTACCTTTGTAGGCAATGCCATCTGATGAGTGAGCAAAATTGAATGTGGGGTCTGATTGATTAAAGTATATGTTTTGCGGTTTAGATATGCCAAATCTTACTTCAACACCGCCGCTATTTACATACCCTTCCCAGTACCATCCGTCTGTATCCTCGACATCGAACAAAAATGTCCCAGCCATATTATCAAAGTTACCGCCAACGCCAACCATCTTTAGGTTGCCTTCGGAGTGCGTAATGTTAGCTCTCATTGCGCCGTTGTTTGTACACCAATTATTAGTCGGACTATCCAGCACGACATCGCTTGCGGCTAGGTTGTTTGCAGTCCAATTGTTGCCATTTCCTGATTGATCATCGCCAATATTTGTTTGTGCTGTTGTGCCTTGAGTAGTGGTGCCTGTTCCTGTTCCTTCAAATGTTAAATGATACCCATTGATACCGTGACTGGTTGCGCCATTGTCCTCATATTGTTTTGGCACCCATACACCGCCGACTGTTTCTCCAAAATAGGTTGGATCTAAGGCTTGACCGTCAACCATATGGATTTCAGCCATATAACCATTAAAATAGCGGGTATAGCCAGCAACATATTTACCGATATATTGTTCCTGTCCATTGTAGTTCATACTGGACATTACGCTGTTCAAAGGCGGAAAACTGCCCGAAAGTGTATCTCTGTCGCCGTTTATATAAACTTTAACACGGTCTGACGCTGTTGCTTCTGTAGTATCATATACAAAGCAACAGTGATACCATCCAGCGTGGTCACGCAACAATCTTGTGCCTGTAGGATTTACGCCACCGTTTTGAGTGTATACATCTAACGAATCTGACGTATCTAAAATAAATCCAACGTGTCCTTGACCAGTTCCGGCACCAGTATTTTTTGATTGAATTAAATGTTGGTCATCTGCGCTTGATTGACCACGTTTTATCCACACAGAATAAGTAAATTTTTTATTATCAGTGCCATTGTTTGAAGGGGTAAAGGTAAGGTTTGCAGTCCCGCTCTCCTCAAACCTGAGAGACTGGTCAATGCTGTAGCTGTAAAAACTACCGCCGGAGCTATAACCCCATGGACTTGAGCCAAAAGGACCTGACATGCTGCCTCCTAGCTGAACGCCAGTTGCGGCGTACCAAGCAAGATACGGTTAGATGCAACTACAACATAAGGAACCATGTCGGTGGCGCTAGCCGCAGTTGATAGAGTGATACCAGATCCGCCAACAGACTCGTAGTCGGTGCCTAATGATAAGGTGCGACTGCCTGTGCCGTCTTGAATAAAGATAATTGATCCAACCTGACCTACAGCTTCTGTAGTTGGGTTTACCAACGTAACATTGCCTGTAAGAGTCAACACAAAGTTTTGGTAAGTGTCAAAATCAAGCGTGACGTTACCTGTGTTTGTGGTGTCGGTAAGAGTTGTACCCTGAACAGCTTTAGCCAGAGAAAGCTCTCCGCTCAAGGTCAAGTCTGTAATTGACAAGTTGGTGCTTGCCGCCGGGGTGACGGTCTGCTTTGCCATGCCCTGATAGACAACGTAAAAATCGTCTGTCGCTTCAACATCACCCAACATAGTCAAGGTTGTGCCAGCGGCCGTATAAGCTACAGACGGTTCTTGACGAACATTGTTAACAAAAACTTCTAGCTCATTAGAATTTAAAACCGAGTTGTTAAGGGTAAAACCCCGCTTTACGGGATCTCCTGTAACTCCAGTTAGATCTTGATAGCTTACTGCGC